CACCGGCAACTTTGCCGTCGGGGACTGGCTGCAAATCTCAACCTCGCTTTACAAAGTCGTGCAGTTCAACGCGACGAACAGCGTGGACGTTTTCCCGGCTCTCCGCAAAAGCTACGCAGGCGGAACAGCCATCACCTACACCAACGCCAAGGGCGTATTCCGCCTCGCGTCGCCGAGCACCGAGTGGGCCATCGGCGAGGCGAGCATCTACGGCGTCGGCTTCGCGATCATCGAGGACGTCGAGTCATGAGCATCACCACCGCAGGCCGGTCGCTCTCGGCCAACATGGTCACCGAGGTCAGCGCGTCGCAGCTCTCGCCGATCCTGCTCGCTTCGTTCTCCTTCTCGACGCCGGTGCGGCTCTGGAGCGGCTACGGCACGATCACCGTCGGCAGCGTAACGTATCAGGGCATCGGCACGCTTGGCACGATCTCGCCGGTTGAGGAAACGACCGACCTCGCGGCGCGCGGCATCAACTTTCAGCTCTCGGGCGTTCCGACCGCTTACGTCTCGCTGGCGCTTACCGAAAACTACCAGAGCAAAGAGTGCTTCGTGCTCTTTGGCGCACTCGATTCAAGCGGCGCTCTGGTCTCATCGCCGGTCACAATCTTCGCCGGCCGCATGGACGTGATGTCGATCAACGATGACGGGCAAGAGGCGACGATCATCATGACTGCGGAGAACAAGCTCGTGGACTTTCGTCGGCCGCGTGAAACGCTCTACACGCACGAGGAGCAGCAGAACCTTTATCCGGTCAGTCCACCTGATCTCGGCTTGGAGTTCGTCAACGCGATCCAAGAAAAACAAATCTACTGGGGCAACGCAAAGCTCGCGGCACCGATTCGAGACGGCGGCGACGAGAGCGAGTCAACATCCTACATGTGATGCCAGCACGCCGCGACAACTGGCCGGACCTACTCGCGCAATTTATCGAAGCGCGGCGCGAACAGCATTTCGCGTGGGCTGTAAACGACTGCTGCATCTTCGCGGCGGATTGGGTCGAGACATGCACGGGCGTCGATTACGCGCAGCCGTGGCGCGGTCGCTACTCGTCGGGCCTTGGCGCGGTGCGATTTCTCGACGAGGCCGGCGGCGTTGAGGCTCTGGTAGACGCGCTCGGGCTGCAACGCGTGGCACCGCGGCAGGCCGGACGCGGCGACATTGTGGCGCAGGAAGCCGGGCGCGGGATAACGCTCGGGATCTGCCTCGGCGTGACCACGGCGTTCGTCGCGAAGAGCGGTCTGGTTTTCGGGCCAATCACAAACGTCGAGACCGCTTGGAGAATCTAACATGCCACAAGCAATTCCAGCACTCATCACGCATATCGTTACCGCAGCAAAGGCGATAACACTCGCAAGTGTTATCAAGTTCGCTGCAATTACTGCCGCATCAATGGCGGCGTCGAAGCTGCTTGCGCCGAAGATGCCGAGCTTTGCGGACTCGTCGCTCTCTGAGCGCTCGCAGGCGACCCGCAACCCGATCTCGGCGCGGACTATCGTTTACGGCAAAAGCCGAGTCAGCGGGACCATCGTTTACCTCAGCACGACCGGGACCAAAAACGAATTTTTACACATCGTCCTCACGCTCGCCGGCCACGAGGTCGAAGCCATCGACGAGGTTTATTTCAACGACGAGCTGGTGCCGCTTACTGGAACGAACAACACTCCCGACGCCGGATCTTTCTACAACGGCGTGGCACGCATAAACAAAAAGCGCGGCGTGCCCGGCGACACAGCCGACGCCGATTTGATCGCCGACACCGTGAGCCTGACCGACGGCCGATGGACAGCAGACCACAAGCTCTCCGGGATCGCCTACCTTTACGTTCGGCTGACGTGGGACGCCGAGAAATTCCCGAGCGGGATCCCGAACATCAGCGCGGTGATTCGCGGCAAACAGGTTTACGACCCACGCCCGCCGAACGGGGCCACCGCATACTCGGCCAACGCCGCACTTTGCTTGCGCGACTACCTGACCGACGCGACGCTCGGCATGGGCATGAGTTCGGCCGAGGTGGACGATACGGCGTTTGGTGTCGCCGCGACCATCTGCGAAGAGCAGGTGCAGATCCTGCCGACCTCGCCGGTCGTGAACGAGAACCGCTACGAGGCGAACGGCGTCATCGTGACGAGCGCGAGCCCAGACGAGAACATCGGCAAGCTGCTCTCGGCAATGGGCGGGCTGATCGCCTACACGGGCGGCCGCATCGTGCCTTACGCATCGGCTTACCGCATCCCAACTGTCACCCTCGACGAGAAACATTTCGTCGGCTCGATCAACGTGCAGACGAAGACGAGCGCGCGCGACCGGGTGAACAGCGTCAAAGGCGTTTACGTCAGCGAAACGAACAACTGGCAAGTCACCGACTTCCCGACGATCAGCTCGGCGACCTACGTCACGCAGGACAACAACACCGTCTTTTTCCGCGACGTCGTTCTGCCGTTCACCACGTCGCCCAGTTGCGCGCAACGGCTCGCCGTGCTGGAGCTGCGCCGGGCTCGGGAGGAAATCACGTTCACCGCGCGCTTCCGGCTCGAGGCGATGCAGGTCCGCGCTGGTGACACGGTCATGATTTCGAACGAAAAACTTGGCTGGTCGTCGAAGGTCTTCGAGGTGATGGAATGGAATTTCTCGACCGACGGGATGCCGCCTCAAATCTTCATCGACATGACGCTGCGCGAGACCGCGTCGTCGGTTTACTCGTGGGCGGTCGGTGACGAAATCTTCGTGGACGACGCGCCGAACACGACCTTGCCGAACCCTTTTACGCTCGCGGCGCCGACGAACCTTTCGCTGACCGCAGACGGCACCACTCAACTCGTGCAGGCCGACGGAACGATCTTGCCACGCATCCGCGTGGGCTGGACGCCACCGGCCGTCGAATTCATTCAGTCGGGCGGCGCAGTCGTCATCGAATACAAGCCGGCCGCGTCCACGACTTATCTGACGTGGAACACCGTCGAGGGAGCACAGACCGAGGACTTTATCAGTTCGGACATCACCATCGGCACGAATTACAACGTGCGGATTTACGGCGAGAGCTACTTTGGGATTTCCACGAGCTACCTCGCCGGCTCAATTACGGTCGCGAAAGACACGACGGCACCCGCTATTCCGACCGGACTCAGCGCAGCCATCGGCACCGGCAAGGCCGTCTCTCTCGACTGGAATGACAACGTTGAGCCGGACTTTTCGGAGTATGGCATTTATCGGAACGTCTCGGCGATTACGCCGGCGAACGCGAACACGGACAAGATCGCCGAGGTCCGCGCGTCGCGGTTCGTGGATACGGACGTCAACATCGGCACAACGTATTACTACTGGCTCAACGCTTACGACACGGTCGAGAACGTGAGCGGCTTCACGAGCTACGTGCAGGCTACGCCGTCGGTCATCACCGCTGGACCAATCGACCCAAGTGCGCCGGATCAGCCAAACGCTCCGACGTTTATTAGCACGACTGTTTACGAATCGAGCGACGGCGGACAATTTGCGCAGGTCTCTTTAACGGCTCCACCTTTGCCGAACAAAGCGGTGGCGCTCGACATTCTTTACCGTCGCACAGGCGCGAGTGATTTCATTATCGGCAACCAAATTGCTCAATCGGTTTCCTATGCGGTTTCAATCGACGATTTGACGGTGGGCGTCGCTTACGAATTCGCAGCTCGCGGCATTTCTTTTTCCGGAGCTTTGTCACCTGTGTCGTCACTGCTGAGTCGCACCGCTGGCAGCAAAACGACTCCGCCAGCGGCTCCTACCTCGCTGACTGCAATTGCCGGAACGGGGCAAATCATTTCGCTCGATTGGGCGGACAACATTGAAAACGATCTCTTCGAATACGGAGTTTACCGCAACACCGTGGACAATGCTGCATCAGCCGTTGAGATTGCGCAGGTCATGGCAAGCCGGTTTGTCGATGTTGGTCTGACGGTCGGAGTCACTGCCGGCCTCGAATACTTTTACTGGGTCACCGCTTACGACCGAACTGAAAACCAGAGCGTAAAAAGCGCGACCGCGAGCGCGACCGCTCAACGCGTGGTCGCTGGCGAGACTGACGCCAATCCTCCGGTCGATCCGACTGCGCCGACGGTCGCATCAACGACGACCTACCTTTCGAGCGACGGCACGGTGTTCGCGCAGATCGTCGTCAGCGTGCCCGCGTTCACCGCGCGCACGGCGGTCATGAACGTGCTTTATCGCAAGAGCGGGCAGACTGGTTTCATCGTCGCCGATCAACGCAGCACAGGCGGCGGCACTTCATCGATTGACGACCTGACGCCGGCCGTGAGCTACGAGATCGCCGTGCAGGCGTTCAGCGCGTTCGGGATTGGGAGCGCAGTGGTGACCGGGCCGACTCAGCTTGCACCGAGCAGAACCACAAAGCCGACTGCGCCGACTGGTGCGACTTTATCAAAAAACGGTATAACCCCATATTTCGATTACATCGCTACAAATAATTACATTTTTGGTTCCCTTGTTGCGTGGGATAAATGTCCGGACAGCGACTTTGCTTTTTTCGAATTAAAAGCGACCTCCAACAATACTGACGCCGACACAAACTATTCGTGGTTCTCGCTTGGAGGCGGCGGGATACAAAGAACATTTGTTCCGTCGCTAGTCATTTACAACGCGTATTCCTTGCCTGGATTTGTTAGAATTCGCTCCGTAAATTTTTCTGGCGTCGCATCGGATTGGGTTTTCGTCGGAAGCGCGCCGGATAATTGCAATACCGGTCTCGATTTCGGCACCACAGCCGGCACGGTCGCAGCCGGGAATGACACCCGCATCACCGGAGCAGCGCAGAAAGCGTCTAACCTCTCGGACGTGGCGAACCCGTCCACCGCTCGCGCAAATCTCGGAGTCAATCGTTTCTCGCACGTTCAAAATCTTACCGGCGGTTCGCCGACGGAGACGTTCACGTTTACCCACAGCCTCGGCACGACACAGGACTACGTTCTCGCCGCGTGCGTGGACCCGGCGAACGAGCTGCTGATCGCCCACGACTACGTTGCGGCCGGCAACAATTCCAACGACACCGTTTTCAAGGTGGCCACCGGGGACGGCTCGAACATCAGCGCAGGCGGGAGACGTTTCACGATTCATTTCGTGCAGTAATTCCGCGCTAAGTCTGTTTT